GACTACATATTGTATTTGTAAAAAATTTAAAATTGTGTAACCGTTCCTTCTAATTGTGATGAAGGTGATTTTATTACAGTTCTTAAGGATAAAAAATGTGATGAAGGTGATTTTATTACAGTTCTTAAGGATAAAAAATGTGTAGGATATAAAGCTAAAATACAAATAAAAAAGATGATAGAAAGGTTGATACAATAAATGAGCAATAAAGGACTTGGATTAAGACAGACAAAAGGTAAATTTCAGATAATGGGTAAAGTTACTGGAGTTGAGAAAGATGGATTTTATAAAGAAGGTAAGTCATCAAACACTGGTAAGAGTTGGCGTAGAGTTAATTTTGGCGTAATGTATCAGCCTGATTCAGTTGCCTATGTTCAGCAGACTGGTTCTCAGCAAGATTATGTATATTTTAACAAGTCAGAGGTTATTAATGATAAGCGTGTAAGTGATACACAGAAGGTTGCGTGGGCAGATAGACATAAAGCTCCATCTGAAGAATACAGTCTTGTTGGCGTTCATTGTGGAGTTGAAAAAGTTGTTGATTATAACGGTAAAATTGTGAATAACAAAAAGACACTTGTTGCTTTTGATGCTTGTAAGGAAATTTCCGACCATCTTCAGGATGATGACAGTGTATTCGTGAAAGGTGATATTAAGTTTTCTACATATAATAACAAGCACAACACTTCTTTTGACTTTGATCAAGTATCGCTGTGCCAGAAGCCTATTGATTTTGATGATGAAAAATTTAAGCCTATAAATATGTTTAAGCAGGAAATTATTTTTATGGGTATTGAAAAAAATAAGGAAAACGATAATGAATTTATTGTGTCGGCTAAAGTAGTTAATTATAACTCTATTGAAGATATCGAAATGTATGTTCAGAACAGTAAAATAGCTCAGACTTTTAAGAAAATGCTTAAGCCTTATACTATGATTAAAGTAGGAGGTTATATTTCTGTCGAAACACCTGTTGAAGAAGTTGAAGTTGATGATGCTTGGGGTGTTGGTATTGAGATGGAAAAAGTGAAAGCTCCAACTGTTCGTAAATTGATTATCAATGGTGCTGACAAAGATACAATTGACACAGATACTTATTCAGAAGAAGTTATTGAGGAAGCTCTTTACAAGCAGAAAGCTAATGACAAGGCAAATAGTGAATTTAAAACAACAAGCGACAGTGATGACTGGGGCGAAAATTACGAAGGCGAGGAATGGGATTAATGAATATCAGAAAAGCAACAGCAGTAAAAGAAAAACTTGGTTTTCTTCTTTATGGAAAGCAGGGTACTTGGAAATCAAGTCTTTGTTTGGAATTTGCAAAGTTTAAGAGAGAAGATGGTGAACCTTTTCGAGTTTTGTATATAGATGCTGAGGCAGGCTCTATTGATTCATACCTTGAAGGTTATGAAGCACAAGGCGTAGATACAAGTAATATTTTAATTGCTTACACACAGTCACTTACTGAGGCAGAAAATTTAATTAAGACATCTTCAGCAAATGAAGAAATTTATTTAACTGATGATAATGGTGACGATGTTCTTGCTGTAGACTCTAAGGGTGATAAATTTGTAGCAGATGCCATTGTTGTTGATGGACTGTCACTTCTTTATACGGCTCGTCAGCAAGGTATTGTAGAGTTCTCAAAAAAGAGAGCAGGAGTAAGAGCCAAAAAGAAAGAAATGGTTGGTGACGAAAAATTTGTTGCCATTGAGGGTGCCGGTCTTGAAGTGAAAGATTATCAGACACTTAAATTTGATGGTCAGTCATTTATTCTTGATCTTCTCGCAAGTGGCAAACATTTTGCTGTAACTTGTCGAGAAGAAGATGTAAAGGAAAATATGAAGGATAAAGATGGTCAGTTTAAGATGGTTGCCACTGGTGAGAAAAGACCACAGGGCTTTAAAGATGTTGCATATAATGTAAAGACTGTACTTCACATGGTACAGGATGAAGAAAATGGTGAAGTGGTAGCTATTGTTGAGGGAAAAGATAGAACAAATATTTATCCACAAAATCAGTTTATTGAGCATCCTTCTCTTCTCGCTTGGCAAAAAGTTATTGATAGAAATAAAAATAAAAAGGAAGTTAATGTTGTCTCTTCACTTAACAATAGCGTTAATATTGAGGCTAAAAACATTGAAGAAACAGCTATTAAAGATGATGAAGAAGTTTCATCAAGAGTAATTGATAGTAGTGTTGAAGAATTGAAGAGTAAAATTTCTACCACATTGAAAAGTCTTGTAAGTACAAAGAAAGCGAAAGCAAAGAATTTAATTATTGAAGCTGGTCTTTCCCCTACATACAAACAGATTGAAGATAGTGCTACACTTCAGAAGTATCTATCAATTCTTGAATCTGTTGTTTGATGAAACATGAAATGTTTTTATTGTAAAAACATTATAGATATTACAAAAATGTACGATGGCAGTTATGTGATAGACCAAAATCATTATTGCCATTGTACATGTTTCATTCAATATAAAACAAATTTAAAAAGAAAACCGTGGACAGAAAATCAGGCAATAAAATATTTACAGCCATTAAAAAATAAGACCGAAGAAATAGCTAATAAGGCATATTATTTAGGTCAATTAACAGAATGGTATTGTCAATTTTATGGACAAAAAATAATGCCTAATAAAGCAAAGCAATTGGTAAATATGATTGCTGATGGTAGGTATAAAGACATTACAATAAAGATACCAGTTGAAGATTTATACCAAATGTTTATTCGTAATCAGGATAAGTTAAAAAAAATTAATTATCAACTTGAGGCAAAGAAAATACGAACAGGACAATCTTTAACTGTAGAATCTATGTTTGCGTATGACATAGCAGTTATTATAAATGATTATAACGATTATTGTGAGTGGAAACAGGCAGCGTTGGAAGAGTCTGTGTTAAAAAAACAATCACTTAATGCTCGGCGTACACAAATAGATTATACTATTTTTAAAAAATATCATCGAAGTGAGAATAAAGGTGCTGACATTTCTGACATTATAGATGATATATAATTATAGGCACTTAAATTAAATGGGTGGTGATATTTTATAGAAGAACAAGAAATTAAACTTGACAATGTTCAAAATGAGATATTATTTGTTGGAGCTATATATAAACAGCCATCATTACTTGTAGAATATGCTTCGCAAATAAGAAGTAAATATGATTTTACAGACGAAGTGACAAGATTTTTTTACGATAATGCTGTTTCTATTTACCAAAATCGCAGTCAATCTTTTAATTCATCTATCATAACAACATATATGACCGAAGATCAAGAAAGGTATCAATCTTATATTAATTATGGTGGTTGGTCAACTGTATCTAAATGGATGGAACTTGCTTTAGTTGAGAATGTAAAATCGTATGCAGAAGTATTAAAAAAATATTCTTTACTAAGAGAGTATTCTCGTAAGGGATTTAATGTTAGTAAAATTGTAACACATCCGAAATTTGAATCATGGACTTCAAGTGACATTCCACGATTAGTTAGAAGTAAAATTGACAGGGTTCAAACTGTTATTTTAGGTAATGCTGATACTGAAATCTTAAATAATAAAATGACAGACATGATTCTTGACAGACTTAAAACACCTGATATGGGAATTTCAACACCTTATCCGATGTGGAATGAAATGTTTAAAGGCTTAAAAACAGAATGTTTAATGTGTGTTGGTATGAGGTCAAATGACGGTAAGTCACGATTTATGTTTAAATTGATTGCATACTTGGCATTGTATCAGAAAGAGCCAGTATGTGTGTTGTTAAATGAAATGTCAATTGAGAATATGAAATTTTGTTTACTAACTACTGTTATTAATAATCGAGAGTTTGAAGAATTGCATGGTATTCATTTAAGTAAAAAAGAAAGAGAGATTACACTTGGGCTATACAAAGATAATAAAGGGGAGTTTATTATCCGTAAACAAAATGCCGAAGGTGAATTTATTGAATCATTCGACGACTATTATGCCAGAGTCTCGCAATTATCAGATGAGTATGCAAACATTATTAAGGTAGCTGAATGGATTGAAAAAGAAACTAAGGGATTGATTTTTGCTGTTGATATGGTTTCTGCTTATGATAATCAGACATTAGAGTTAGAAATCCGAAAACAACATATGATTAGCCAAACACAATATTTCTTTTATGATACATTAAAAGACACCGACAGTACAGTGGGTGATTGGACTGGATTAAAAGTTACTACAACAATGTTGTCAGAACTCACAAGGCAGTTGAATATTTTTATTTATTGTTCCATTCAGTTGACAGACGACACTAATTTTGTCAAACCTGAAGATTTGTGTTCATCAAATATCGCTAACTGTAAGCAATTAAAACATGTGCTTGATACATTGGTATTATTCAAATCCGTTGATTTAAAAGATTATTCTAAATATAAATATCTTGTTTATGATTCCGAATGGGGAGATTACGGAGAAGAATCGTTAGACAATAGTAAAAAATATTATATAGGGGTTACGGATAAGAATAGATTTGGCAATAAGCATAAAATGGTTTATGAAGTTAATCTTGATACCAATGAATGGTATGAACGAGGTGAATTAGTAGTTGTAGCAAGGGGAAGGTAAAAATGGATGTACAACGCTTAAAAGAACATATAATCAATAATGATTTTGTTCCACAGATTTTAGAATGTTTGAAATGCCATGATATTAAAGACAAAGGGGAGTATTATCAGTGTGCTAATCCAGACGGAGATAATCTTAATGCTATTACTGTATATAAAAATAGTTTACATACAATAGATTATACTCGCAACATAGAACAAAAAAATATCTCAGATATATTTAATTTGGTTATGTTTTTTCAGCATTGTAACTTTTTTCAATCATTAAAATATGTATGCCAGTGTATAGGTATTGATTATTATTATGATTTCAATAAAGATTTACCTGCAAGCCTTAAATTAACAAAACTACTTATGGAGCTTAGCATACATAACGATGGGGACATTTGTATTGAAAAGCCTATTGAGCCAATCAGTGAACACATTTTATCATATTATAAACCATATTTGAACGATATGTTTTACCAAGATAATATTGATTATCGAACACAAAAAATGTTTGAAGTTGGATATGATGAAGAAACAAACAGGATTACAATTCCAATTAGAGATGAATTAGGTAATTTGGTAGGTGTTAAGGGGAGATATTTCTCTACCAATATGCCTAATTATATAAATAAGTATTTATATATTGAACCTTGTGCTAAAGGTCAAATCTTATATGGATTGAATATCGCTTATGATTCAATTAAACAAAATAATTCTGTATATGTTGTTGAATCTGAAAAAGGTGTTATGCAGATGTTTTCAGGTGGCTACACAAACACAGTAGCCACCTGTGGTAAGAAAATTACACAAATTCAAGTTAATAAGTTATCAAGAATATGCGAGAATATTATTTTTGTTTATGACAAAGATGTTCAAATTGAAGAATTGAATCATATTGCTGATAAGTTTATGAATTATCTCAATATCTTTGCAGTTATTGATAAGCAAAATATATTATCTGAAAAGGAAAGTCCGTGTGATGATCCTAAAAAATTTAAAACATTGATCCAAAATGGAATGACAAGGTTGAGGTGATATAATGGAATGTAAATTAATCAATAGCAGTCCTAATGATATTAACAATATAACTGGGACAGTTTTACATAATAGAGGAATAAAAAATCCTTGCAAATATTTACATTTAACAGATGATGTTGTGTATTCTTATAAGTCGTTAGATAATATTGATAATGCAGTACGATGTTTTTGCAAAGTTACACCTGAAGAATCAAGGAAAGTTCACATTATAGTTGATTCTGATGTAGATGGATATACTTCGTCAGCAATAATGTATATGTACCTTAAAACGGTATGTCCAATGTGGGAACTGACATATTCGTTGCACGACAAAAAGCAACATGGCTTATCGGAAGATATTACAATTCCAAAAGATACTCAATTATTAATTATTCCCGATGCTGGAAGTAATGATGTTGAACAATGTTGCAAGCTAAAAGAAGAAAATGCACTTCTTGATATCATTATATTAGACCATCATATTATCGAAATTGATAATCCATATGCAATTATTGTTAATAACCAAAAAGGTAATTATCCCAACAAAGAACTGTCGGGAGTAGGTATTACATATAAATTTTTACAAGCACTTGATGATGAATGGTTTAATTTTGAATCCGAGAGATATCTTGACCTTGTTGCATTAGGCAATATAGGTGACATGATGGATATTAGGAGCTATGAGACTAAAAGAATTATTGACAAAGGATTATCAAGTGTTTACAACCCTCTTTTTAAAGCATTAATCAAAAAACAATTTGATTCAATACATAACAGGGTTAATATTCATAATGTACAATTTTATATTGTTCCATTAATAAATGCTTTAATAAGAATGGGTTCACAAGAAGAAAAGGATTTGATGTTTCAGGCATTTATTGAACAGACTCAATATTTTGATTATAAGCCAAGAAATAAACCAGCAATAGAAGAATCTATTTATGATAGAGTTGCTCGTTTTTGCAATAACGCTAAAGTAAGACAACGAAATGCAATTAATAAAGCATTATCAAATGTATATAATGTAATTGACAATAGTTCTTCTTTAAATGACAAAGTGTTGCTTGTTAATACAACACATATGGGGATTGACGAATCATTAACAGGTATTATGGCTATGAAGATAGCAGAAAAATATAAAAAACCGACTTTATGTTTAAGAAAAACACAAGAAGATGGCTTATTTAGAGGTTCTGGGCGAAATTACAAAAATAGTAGTTGTGATAGTTTTAAAGAATTATTGGCTAAAACAGATACTTTTAAATTAATACAGGGACACGATAATGCCTTTGGTGTTGAAATATACGGTAAAAATGTTAAGAAAACTATATGTGAATTAAACTCATTGCCAATTAAAAATGAGTCAGTTATATTATGTGATTTTATTATCACTGCCGACTTTATGGACACTGGTGTCGTCAAGCGTATAGATGATTCCGCAGATATTTATGGACAGAATATAGATGAGCCTATTATTTTAGTAACTAATTTATTAGTAAAAAGAAGCCAGTTCAATCTTATGGGTAAGCAGTTCAATAATTGGCGTATTGAAACTGATAATGGAGTGTCTTTTGTTAAGTTTGGTGTTGATAATGCAAGCGATTCATTATGTAATCTTTTTGATGATTTTAGTGATACTGAAGAAGTAATGTTAAATATAGTCGGTAAGACAAATATTAATGTATTCAATGGTATTATTACTTGTCAATTCATAGTAGACGATTATGAAGTAGTTGGAGGTGATAATGAGCAGTGACGGAAAAAATAGTACATTTACATAACCATTCTGAATTTTCTTTATTGGATGGTTACGGTCATCCTGAAGATTATTTAAAGAGGGCAAAAGAAATCGGAAGTCCTGCATTTGCAATAACGGAGCATGGCAATGAATACAGTTGGGTGTATTTTGATAAATTAAAAGCTCAATATCCTGATATTAAAATGATATATGGTGTTGAGTTATATGAAGCACTTGATATGACGGTTAATGATCCGAACAACAAATATTTTCATTTGATTGCTTTAGCAAAAAATGAGCAAGGCAGAATTGCCCTGAATGAACTTGTTACAAAAGGAGAATTTGAAGGTTATTATTATCATGGAAGAGTAGATTTAAATGCTATAAAACCATATGCAAACGATTTAATTATTACATCAGCGTGTCTTGCTTCTAAACTGTCAAGAGAAAAAGATTTTAATAAATGTATTGAATATGTAAATGAATATAAATCAATTTCCCATATTTTTATCTTGAAATGCAATCACACGATGTTTCTGAACAATGTGAGTATAATCAAAAAATATTAAGACTTGCTCATAAAACTAATACAGAATTTATTGTCACTTGTGATTCTCATGTGGCGACTGAGGAAGATTTGCGTTATCAAAGTTATTTTGTACAAATAGCTCATGATACAGAAACTGCATCAGAAGTGTATAAAGATTGTTATATGCAATCTGTTGACGAAATACATGCTATAATGGACAAACAGATAGGAAAAGATAATGTGAGTATTGCTTTAGCTAACACTGTTAAAATTGCTGATATGATAGATATAGTTAATATGCCATTTCAAAAACCTCAATTGCCTACATATCCAATACCATTAGGGTATAAAAATGATTATGAATATTTATCGTATTTATGTGAACAGGGTTATCAAGAATTTGGATTGAATAATTTACCTTTTGAGGAAGAAAAAATATATAAAGACAGATTGTCATATGAATTATCTGTTATTAATCAAATGGGTTTTAGTGGTTATTTCTTAATTGTGTGGGATTACATTAATTATGCTAAATCTCATAACATAGCAGTAGGATATGGCAGAGGATCGGGTGCAGGCTCAATAGTTAATTGGTTACTTGGCATATCTACAATCAATCCATTAGAACATAATTTAATTTTTGAAAGATTTTTAAATCCAGAAAGAGTGTCGATGCCTAAACAATATTGGGCATTTGTTGTGAACTTTATTACTCAAAGGTGTGTCTATAAAAAATAGATGCTAACGGTATCAGTTGAATAAGACTCTACATCAAGGCTTACAAGCAGATATGTAGAAAACATAATATAGACGAAGTAGCTGACTAAGAGAACCTACGGTCTTTGATAAGATAGCAGGCAATACCGTGCTAAGTTAATTTACATAAAATTTATAAAAAGGAGTGTGTTTTATATAAGAATAAAACAAGTAAAGAATTATTCTAATTATTATGTGTCGGATATGGGAGATGTATATAGCATTTGTCATAATAAGTTTAAAAAATTAAAAACTGTGGAGTGATGGCAAAAGTAGATATTATATGGTCTCATTATGTAATGGAACAAAGCATACTAAAAAAGCATTAGTTCATCGTTTGGTAGCCGAGGCGTTTTTATCTAATCCAAACAATTTACCAGAAGTAAACCATATTGACTACAATTGCAAAAATAATGCAGTAAGCAATCTTGAGTGGTGTACAAGAGTATATAATATGCAACATTGTTTTAAAAAACATTCTCAAGTTAGAAATTATAAACCATGTGCTATATATCAAGATGGACATTTCATAAAAAAATTTCAAAGCATTGCAGAGGCGAGTAGATTTGCTACAGCATATTTACAAATAAGTGGTAGCAGCCTTTCCAAGTATAAAATAGTTAAAAATTATGAATTAAGATATGTAAATTAAAAAGTGTAACGACTAAATTGTACAGCAGAGGATGAGTTACTGCTGGAAGTGCAACAAGATATATGTAATATCAAGATATAGTCTAACTTTAAACTTTATTATTATAAAGGCTTATGAAAATAAGCATTAAAGTGGATATCGACACTGATTTTAATAAAAAAGAAGAAGTTCTGGCTTATTTAATGGACAAATACGGTTCTGATAGCGTATGTCAAATTATCAACTTTAGTTATATTAGTCCTATAGGGGCTATTAAAGATGTTGGTAAGGTCTTGGGCATACCGTATAAAGTTACTGATAAATTAAGCAAGAAGTTTGTGTATAGCGATTTTCAAGAAAATTTAGATAATGATCCATCAATCATAGAAGAATATGGTGAATATTCTGAATTGTTTGATATAGCAAAACATATAAGCGGAAGAGTAAAGACTGTATCAATGCACGCTGGTGGTGTAGGAATAGTTGATACTAAAATAACCGATTATATGGCTATACATAGAGGTAAAGATGATGCAAGAGTTATAGAAGTTGATAAAAGAGTAATTGAAGAAATTGGTATCATTAAATTTGACCTTCTCGGTGTGACAACTTTAAATATAGTTCAGGAAGTTATTAATTCGCTGAATTTAAATCCAGATTTTTTCAGTGCAAGTAATAGTGAATTTATGAATGATACAGCTACATATGATTTACTTGCCAGTGGTAGAACTGATGGTGTCTTTCAGGTTGAAAGTCAAGGAATGAAAGATATTTTAATGAGATTAAAGCCAACAAACATTGATGATGTTTCGGCAGTATTAGCCTTATATCGTCCTGACAGTATGGGAATGGTAAATCAATTTATTCATAATAAAATACATCCTGAAGATATAACTTACATACATCCTGATATGCAACCTATTTTAAAAAATAGTTATGGTTGTTTAATATATCAAGAAGAAGTTATGGAAATCACAAGAGTGTTTGGTGGCAGGACTTATGGTGGAGCAGACTTATTTCGTAAAGCTATTGGTAAGAAAAATATTGAACTTGTAAAAAAAGAATCTGCAAAATTAAAAAATGAAATCATCAATAATGGTTATGGTGAAGATTTAGCTGAAAAAATCAGTAATAATCTGGCTGAAATGGGTGGTTATTCGTTTAATTCGGCTCATAGTATTGCTTATGCTATGCTAACTTATCAAACTGCATACCTTAAGGCTCATTATCCTGTTGAGTTTTTTTGTGCATTGCTTAATAAAAATAAAGATGATTATGGTGCAATTAATAAATACATTATGGATGCAAAACAATTTGGCGTAATAATCAATCCACCTCATGTAAATAAATCAAAAAGTGGATTTTCTGTGTATGACGGACAAATTATGTTTGGATTATCTGCCATCAATGGTATAGGCGAAAAAATAGCTTCTGTAATTTTAAATGAAAGACAAGCAAATGGCACATTCCATAATTTTTATGATTTTTTGCAAAGAGTATCACCAACAAAAAACTCAGATGGTTTCTTTAATTAAGCTGGAGCAATTCCTTGTAATAATAAAAAAAAATTTA